ACGTAAATGTTACAGGTGTTACAGGTACTGGTGTTTTAGGTACGGCTACAGCTACGGGTGCTGCAAACGTAAATGTTACAGGTGTTACAGGTACTGGTGTTCTTGGTACAGCTACAGCAACTGCTGTAACTTGGCTAGTTGGACCATATTTCAAATAAAGGAGTAAACTATGGGTAAATTATGGGCATTATTTAATGTGTATCGTAAAGGGGAGTGTTGTGTACATGCAGCAGCTTGGAAGAATGGTCAAATTACAGGTTCAATTGTTGCTGGATTACTTGCAGCGATTGTCGCCGCTTCTAAAGCATTTGGGATTGACCTTCCTATTAGTGATGAGCAATTGGTTACTATTGGTGGTGCTATTGTGGCTATTGTCGGGATGTTCATTAACCCAGCAATTACAACAGCCACTTCCACCAAAGTTGGACTGCCTGCCGTCAATGAAACTATTATCCAAAAGTCCCCTCTCACTGGGGAGTAATCCAGAAAATGCAATATCCGAGTGGCTCAGTCAAGTTGACGGGGCCATGATTTTTATAAAATGTAATAACTAAAGGAATTTTAAAATGATCAATAGTTTTTTAATGAGTGCCTTAGCGCACTTGGTTCAAGCAATCATAGGTTCAGGAATATTTCAAGAAATTGAAAATTTAGTCAACGTAGAAATGAGTTCTGATAAATCTGGCCCAGAAAAAGCAGCCGCAGTAAACGCTAGTCTTAAAGCAGCACAAGGTGATTTAGGTGACGCTGTAAAAGGTACGGCAGGTTGGGCTTTAAACTTAGGTATTGAAACAGCAGTTGCTTTAGCTAATACAAAATTAGGCGTTCCAGCGGTAACTAATTAATGCAAATATCCGAGCACTTTACCTTAGAAGAATTAACCTTTTCAGATACCGCTGCTCGGCATAACATCAATAATGTACCCACTGATCCAAAAATATTAGCTAACCTTAACCGGTTAGCTATGGAATTAGAAAAGATAAGGACGTTATTGGGTTATCCAATCCATATTAACTCAGCATATAGAAGCCTGCCCGTCAATGCCTTAGTAGGTAGCAAACCTACAAGCTATCATGTTAAGGGCCTAGCCTCTGATATTGTCTGCCCTGCGTTCGGCAGTCCTAGAGCGATTGTAGAAGCCATTATTGCCAGCAACATCGAATACGACCAAATTATTTGGGAGTTTAACAGTTGGTGTCACATTGGGTTTGCAGAAGTTGGCGCAACACCAAGAAAACAAAAACTAATCATTAACGCCTCAGGCACATCAATTTTTAAATAAGGTTATAGAATGGACAGTCAATTTATTATTAACGCAGTGGGTGGATTACTAGCCATTATAGTTGGTTGGTTGGGTCGTGAACTTTGGGACGCGGTTCAAAAAATGAAGGCAGAGATGAAAGAGCTAGAGATTAGATTACCAACTCACTATGTTCGTAAAGATGACATGGAGACTAGGTTTGATAAACTAGAAGCAATGCTCGATAAATTATTTGACCGTCTAGATCAAAAGGTAGACAAGCACTAGGGCGATACTACATCATTTTATGCATTAGTATACTTAAGAGAGCTGATCCCTCTATTTAACAAATAACCTCGAGGATAGTACAATGGAAGATTTCAAAAGAATGATAAAGATGAAATGCGGCGGTAGCGTAGATTCAGCTTTAAAAGAAAGCAATAAACACTGTAGCGGTGGTAAAATTGGTAAGATGAAAGAAGGCGGCGACGTCGACATGAAACAAGACAAGGCAATGATTAAAAAAGCTTTTAAACAACATGATGAAGCAGAGCATGACAAAGAGCCTACAGAGATTAAACTCAAAAAAGGTGGGCGCTCTAAAAAAGCAGAAGGTTCTGTTAAAAAGTACAAAGCCGGTGGCGCCATCGAGATGAAAAAAGACTCTGGTGACAAAGACACAATCAAAAAAATTAAAGCAACTAATGTTAAAAAAGCTGACGCACCAAACGCGGCAACAAAACGTCCAAACCTAAAAGGTAGCGACGTAGAAAAAGAAAAAAACAAACCCTCAAGTGACGCAGTTAAAATAATTAAAGTGAAGCCAACGGGTGATAAAAAAGCTGATGCTGTTGATAACTTAAAAGGTGGTGGTCGTCCTAAATACAAAAAAGGTGGCAATGTAAAAAAGATGGCTGATGGTGGAACTTCTGGTGTTGGTGGTATCGGTACTCAAAGTCCAATCCCTCCATCTATTGCATCTCAAATTATGCAAGCAGCTCCTGGCGCGGCATTACAGGGCCAAAACCCTCCAACAATGGGCACAAACCCATTGCCTCAAGATAATCCGGTGATAGGTAGATCCCCAAATCTTCAAGCTATTCAACAAATTATGCAACACCCAGCTATTCAAAATATTATTGATAGGTTTAAAGGTATGGGTGGCGGTGGTGGTCCTATGGGCGGTACAGGTATTGGTGCTGGGGGTGGTGTATTAGGTGGTGGTATTAAATAATGCCAGTTAAATCTAAGGCACAACAAAAAGCAATGTACGCGGCGGCCGAGGGGGAAAGTACCCTCGGCATTTCTAAAAAAGTGGGTAAGGAGTTTATTAAATCTCCCGCCCCAAAAGATCTTCCTAAAAAAGTATCTAAGAAAAAATAATGGCCTACTCAAACACCTATGATCAGACCACTATAACGGTCGATCAATTGATTTCATACGCCTATCGAGACGCTGGTAAACAGGCGGAAGAAATCACGCCTGAGTATGTTCAGGCGGGTAAGCAGGCACTATTCTACATACTTCAAAACTCTGTCAACCGCGGAATTAATATTTGGTTGCAAAAAACACAAGTATTAGGTCCTAAAGCATTTCAACAGTATATCACAATGCCTTATAATGTTGTGGATGTGTTAGAAGCTAATTGGGTATATATTGTAAACCCAAGCATTGCTTCAGCACTACCAATAGATAATGTAGACTCTGTAGCTTTATTTGATCAAGTAGCAAACGCCAACTTAAATTTATATGCAACATCTACACTAGCAGAAAATTATTTTGGTGCTAATTTCCAACAACAGACACGTATCTTTTATGTTGGGTTTAATGCATACTCTCCAAATGCTGCAACTACTACGTATACGCTTGACTTACAGGCAAGTAATGATGGTATTAATTGGACAACTATTCAGTCCATGGCATCAGCAACACTGGCAGATAGTCAATGGTACTATGAAGAGCTTGTAGTATCACAACCATACTATTACTATCGATTACAAAATAGAGACATATATAGTACATTTTCACTAAGATCTATTCAGTTTGCTCAAAGCCAACAAGTAATTCCTCTGGCTAGACTAAATCGTACTGACTACTATAGCCTACCTAATAAACAGTTCCCCGGAACTCGAGCACTACAGTACTGGTTTAATCGTCAGATTGATCCTCAAATGTATCTGTGGCCCATTCCCAATACTAATTTTCAAGTCTTTCAAATAATTTTGGAACTACAACCTCAAGACGTTGGTAGCTTAACTAATGAGTTATATTTACCGGACCGTTGGGTGCCGTATATTCAGGCTGAATTATCACACAAATTGGCGTTACAATTACCTAACACAGACATGACGCGTATTACATACTTGAAACAAGAGGCTATGCAGTTACGTCAAGCGGCTGAAGACGAAGATCGTGACAAGTCACCTATCTACTTCCAACCTAATATAAGTTACTATACGAGGTAGTATGACTAGCGCCTATCAACAAACATATGATAATTTGGTTCAAGATGTTATTAATTACATGGAACGTAGTGACGCGGACTTTATTGCCCAGATCCCTAGTTTAATCGGATTAGCTGAGTCTGCTATTGCAGCAGAGCTTAAGTCATATCTCCAACTGACTGTTGTTGAATCAACGTTAGCTGTTAATCAAGTAGTGTTAGCTAAACCTGCAAGATGGCGCAAGACTGTTTCTATGAAAGTTAATGGTCAACCTATTTTAATGCGTAGCCAAGACTACATTGCAATGTATCAATCTGAGTCAACCAATGGGCAACCATTATATTATGGTGAGTATGACTATAACAACTGGGCCTTTGCTCCCAAACCAGATGGTACGTATCCTGTAGAGATTATTTATTTTAGTGAAATTCAACCATTAGATAGTTCAAACCAACAAAATTTATTTACACGCGAGTGTCCTCAGGCAATGCTTTTTGGAACCTTGGTACAAGCTCAGGGATATTTAAAAGCTATTGATAAGCTGCCGGTGTGGAAACAATACTATACTGATTCATTAGCGGCGCTTAAAAAAGAAGACAACACGCGTCGTATGGATCGCAATACTACAATTCAGGAACCATAATATATGTCATCATTTACCTCACCGTTTACTGGTACCGTTGTTCAACCAACGGATGTATCATATTATGCGCTAACATTTTCAACTAATACTCAACTGTATTGGCCAGCTGTTGTAAATCCAACACAAGTTCCTGCGGCTCGTATAATGGACTGTACCGCTTCAACTACGGGATTGTCTATTACTTTACCTGACTCAACTCAAGGTGCTCTTGGATCAGATATTCTTATCAGAAACCTAGGGTCAGTTGCATTTACTGTAGTGGATTTTAATGGTGGTGGATCAACATCAATTGACGCTGGGGTGTCACAGTACTATTATTTAATTAATAATACTGCAACAGAACCTGAGTGGAATAATCTAACCTTTGGTACAGGCACCTCAGCGGCAAGTGCAGCAATGCTACAAGGCGCAGGATTAACTACGCTTGTTGGTAGATTAGCAGTAACTGCTAGTGTAATTTCAGTATCTGCAATTCCAACGCTTACGGATGCAAGCCGAGCAATTAGTTATGTTTGGACATCTGGTGCAGGAACACTTACTTTACCTACTGCTTCATCACTATCTGATGGATGGTGGATTGGATTTAGAAACGGTGGTTCTGGAGTACTTACTTTAACACCACCAAGTGGTTCAACAATTAATAACTTGTCGACACTTTTAATTAATCCAAATAACTCAGGGTTTATATATTACCAAAAATCATCCGGTAACTTTTTTACTTTAGGATACGCCGCGGAGGCAAATGCAACATTAACATCTGCTACTTATGATGTAGATAGTATTTCAGGTAGCACATTTAATCTGGTAGCCAATGCTCCTAATATTCAAAATTATGTAGCCTTATCTGGCACACGTACTACCAACTTAACAGTTACATTGCCAAATATTACTCAGATGTATGCGATAATTAATTCAACAGCTGGTTTATATTCAATCACGTTTACGCTTTCCGGCACGTCAGCAACTTATACTTTAAATGCGGGTCAAGTGGCTGTCTTAGTTGCTAGTGGAAATGCGCTATATGTTATCTCCCAAACAACTACTAATATTTTTTATGCTACAAATGGGTCAGCTTCTGTACCATCATTTTCATTTACTAATGATACCACAACAGGTATGTATTTAATTGGAAATTATGACTTAGGATTTTCAGCCAACGGTACTAATATACTTACCTTAAATGGAACAAATACTTCGTCACTTCAAGTTTCAACACCCGCAACGTTTACCGCTGGGTTAATTTCTGGTGGAACGTTTTAAATGGCGCAAGATCCACAACAATCTCAATATGCTGAAATTTATACCCTTGGTTTAGAAGCGGGTATTAAACGTGACGGTACTGCGTTTGAATCAAGAGAATGTAGTGACGGTGTTTGGTGCCGGTTCCAACGTGGTGTACCTAAAAAAATTGGAGGATATCAACAGATATTTTCTACATTTAATGGGATACCCCGTGGAATAACAATGAACTCTTACAATGGAGTAAATTATATTTTTTCTGGTAACAATAATGGATTAGATGCTTTTGCTACAGGTCAAAGTTTTGGGGTTGGTGGTGGTCCTTTTATTTGTCAATTACTTGCAGGATATTCTCCGTTTACTGTAGCAACTAGTAATACCTCATCAATTACAATTGCAAGTACTACAAACTATACTAGCGTATTTACTGGGGGTAACTCCATAGTATTTAATCAGTCTACTACACCCGTAATATACACAGTATCTAGTTCTACATATAACGCAACTAGTTCACAAACAGTATCAATTAGTATTGCGTCTCCGGCGGTTATTACTTACACAGCGGGCAGTGTNCCAACAAACGGCACGGCGATTACATTTTCAACCACTGGTGCGTTACCTACAGGTATTACAGCCGCAACCACGTATTATGTTATAAACTCTTCTGGTACAACTTCTAACATTTCCTTATCTGTTGGGGGTACTGCAATTGTTACAAGTGGCACACAGTCTGGTACACAGTCTGTATCTTTTGGAGCTACAACTGTAGTCTCTTTTACAACAGTTATTCCAAGTGCAGTTACAACTGCTTATTTTTCTAACACTTATTTTAGCCCTAACTCAAGATTATTGTGGCAATTTGATTATCAATACTCTATTTCTGGGGGATCATTAAATTTAATTGCACATCCAGGGTTAAATTTAGCTAATATTGATAGTGGGGTACCAAGTCAAGTTTATGTGGGATCTACTCTTCCAGGGAGTAGTGATACTTGGACATTTACTGGTTTAGCAGATACTGGGGGAACACAACCTACTTATAAACCAATAGTGGTTGATGGGGGTGTTTGTGTACTTCATCCGTTTATTTTTGTGTATGGATCAAACGGATTTATTGCCAACAATAACGTAAGTTCTATTTATGAAAACCAACTTTTAACTGATTGGAATGGTCCTTTAGCAAACCAAGTCAACGTAGCAACTGGTAAAGTTGTTAAGGGTATGCCAGTTCGAGGGGGTACAGCATCACCTTCAGGTTTATTTTGGGCTACAGATAGTTTAATAAGAGTTTCATTTGTTAATAATGGATCTATTTATTGGCAGTATGATATTATCTCTAGTCAAATTTCAATTATGTCATCTAGTGCTGTTGTTGAGATGGATGGTGTGTATTATTGGATGGGTGTCGATCGATTTTATGTATACAATGGATACGTAACAGTTCTTCCAAATGATAAAAATGTTAATTGGTTATTTAATAACCTTAACTACCAACAACGTCAAAAGGTATGGGCCACCAAGATACCAAGATACAATGAAATATGGTTTTTTTATCCCCGCGGGTCAGCCACAGAGTGTACTGATGCTATTATTTATAATGTAAAAGATAAAATTTGGTATGATGCAGGTCAAGCAGAGGGTGCTCAACGTTCAAGTGGAATTACCACTGAAGTATTTCCGTCACCAATTTGGGGAGACTGGCATTACAATGAATCTTATGGACCTCAATATTACACAATAGCTACCCCACCTGGACAGCCAGCTACGTCAAGATCGGTATTTTATATTGCCGGAGATGTAACAACAACATTTTTACCTTCTAGTTATATTACATCATCAACCACAATTACTTCTGCTAATTATCAAATTAGTTCAAGCGCGTTTGTGTTTAATTCTACTATTGGCGGGGTGGGTGCTACAAAAATTATTTTAAATCCAACAACTATATTTCCAACAATACCCGCGGCGGGAACTCCTATTTATGCAGTATCGGGAGGCTATGGCATTTGGCAACATGAAACTGGTTTAAATAAAATTAATACGTCTCAAGAGTTAGCTATATATTCTAGTTTTACTACATGTGATATTTCATGGGTAGGTGGCACACCATCAAATGATGGATCACCTGCGGTTAATAGACGTATGCACTTACGTCGAATTGAACCAGATTTTGTAATGGGAGGGTCTTTAGAGCTTAATATTAATGGTCGTAAATTTGCTCAGAGTCCAAGTACTACATCGGGCCCATTTAAGTTTGATAGTAACACAGAAAAAATTGATCTTCGTGTTGAGTATCGTGAGATGGATCTAACGTTTGTATCTAATGAGCTTGATGGCAATTATGAGATGGGTCGTATCCTACTAACTGTTGAGTATGGCGATGAACGACCATAATGTCTACTAATTTATTTCAAAAAATATTTCCATTCAATCCTATAAATTCAGATTGGCCGTCTTTTAATGGTAATCTGATTATGTATTATGGTCAACAACCTATACCTATTACAGAAGAAACAAACTGGGCAGATACTGCCAGAAATATTGTGCAGTTACCTGCATTCTCCCAATATAATATTCCAAATCCTGAAGGATTTCAAAATTGGCAAGACTGGGCTACTCAATTTATTATATTAATTAATGGTCAACCAAGATAATAGGGCGTATAATAAGGCTTTTATGCATTAGTATACTTAGATGATATCTTACAAAAAACTAACCGTTAATGAATTTTTTCCTGCCGTCAAAGATTTAATAGACCGGCAGTATGACGAGTTGGTAGTAGATAAATCTGTTCTAAAATTAGACATTAATATAGAGATTTACCAAGAATTAGAAAGACTCGGCATGTCAGAGTTTCATGTTATTATGGACGAGGAAAAGCCAGTAGGGTTTCAGTGTTGGATGATTAGTAAACATATGTTTTATAAATCAGCCCTGATTGCCACAGCGCAATCACTGTACATATCTCCCGAGTATAGAAAAGGGACGTTTGCTTATAAATTTTTAAAGTGGACAATAAACGAAATTAAAAAATACAAACCGCAACAAATTACACTACCAGTTACCTCGACTATTGATCATGGGGTTTTGTTAGAGCGATTGGGTGCGGTATATTTTGAAAAACACTATTCAATAGCATTGGAATAATTATGGGCGCAATAGTAGGGGCAGTAGTATCGGATGTAATTGGTGGCGGAATTTTAGGTACCATAGGTGGTACAATAGCCGCTGGCGTAACCAATAACCTTATTGGCGGTGGAGGATCTAGTGGTAGTGGTGGCGGTCAACCTAGCGGCACATCTGGAAGTACAAACACAGCATCTAACAGCGGATCTGGAAGTTCAGGCACTTCTAATCCAAGTTTATCACCTAACTTAACCGCACAAGTTGTTCCAGGGTCTAGTTTACCTGCTTCATTTGATCCATCTTTTGGTCAAATAGCTATGTCTAATACTGATGTACCCGTTATGCACGCTGCTGAGGGTGGTGAGGCAGAAGCCCCAGATACTACTCCAACTTGGTTAAATCTTCCACATCGTATTGTCCCCGGCACGCAACTAAGTCCAATTCATGGCGGACACGCTAATTTAGGTGAGATGTTTCCTCACTTTGCTGAGGGTGGACATATTCCTGAGTTCTATAGTGAGGGTGGACTACAACACGCTTTTGTAAAGGGCGGAGGTAATGGTACTTCAGATAGCGTACCTGCTATGTTAGCAACCGGGGAGTTTGTTATTCCTGCAGACGTGGTATCAGCCTTAGGCAATGGTAGCAGTGACGCAGGATCTCACGCCTTAGATGGTATGTTAAAAAATATTAGAAAACACAGACAATCAAATACTCCGGATGAATTACCCCCAGATAGCAAAAGCCCATTAGATTATTTAGCAAAACATAAAGAGGTAGCATAATGTCTGGATTAAATTCATTACTGACAGGAACAACTACCCAAAGTACCACGATGCCAACGTGGTATGATACTGCACAACAAAATACACTAACTAATGCTGGAACAGCAACCAGTGCAATGCCTTCATTTAATAATACCGTTGGTGGTGTGGCTGTTAATAATCTTAGCAACCCAAATACTAATCCTTTTGGTAATGCTCAAAACAACTTACAACAGATTGCTACAGGGGCTATTAATCCTTGGCTTACAAACTCAACCACTGGGGCTGTTACTCCTAATACTAATACGGCTATGGGTGGATTGTTTGCCGCTCAAGATCAGCAACTTAAAGGGTTGATACCTCAAACAGTAGCTCCAGCAAACGCTGGCGCCATAGCAAACGGTCAATTTGGGTCCTTGAGTGGGGACACAGCAGCAGATACGGCATTAACTAATGCTCAAAATACTTTAACAGCTCAACAAATGAGTACAGCATTACAAAACCAACAGACTGGTGTTAATGCATCAACTGGATTAGGTAATGTAGGAGCTCAAGGAACACAAGCTGAAACTACATTAGGTCAGATACAACAAAATGCACCAATGCAATCCGTGGCGGATTATGATGCTATTTTAAGTAGTCTCAAACCACCCGAGTCAACAACTCAGTCTTATACTTTACCTTTGGCTGCTCAAATTAGCGGACTCGGTGGTCTTGTTAATTCAGCTGGGGTGTTAACTTCGGCGGGAACAAACCTTATTAATAATTTAGGCCTTGGATCCGGTAGTAATGCAGGATACGGAGGATCAACAATTCCGGGCACTCCTACAGACACATCAGGCGCTTCCAATGGAACGTTTCCAAATATATTAGGAAATAATACTACAGGCAACACTGACACAGNGGTATACTCCCCTATTGATACCACTGGTGGCGGANTATCATCAGGTGCAGGTATCGGTACTCCAGGACAGTCATCATACTACACTGGTNNTGGGTATGCGCGTGGTGGTTTAGTATTTCCAGCTGGTTTAATTTAAGGATTTTTCATGGGCGTACTAGATAGTTTAAAATCAATCTTTGGTGGGTCTACTGAAGACTCTGCACCTGCACCACTTTCAGCACCAATTCCAGCTACAACCCCTACGGGTGGGTTAGACTCGGGGATTATTACAGCACCNGTGGGNCCAAAGGGGTCAAAAGCAACTTTTGATGCAACAAGNTCNGAACAAATATTAAAAAAAATGCAAGACTATTTAGATCAAAGAACCGGACCTAAAGCAGATTTTAATAGTGGGTTGTTGGATGCATTAGCCGCGGGTTCAAGCGCAAGTCCTTATGGAGCAATGCAACAACGCCAAAATGCTAAATTAAATGAAAAGAACGATATCTTATCTAAACAGATGGAAATTGCTCAGTTTCGTGCCGCTCAAGAATTACAAAAAAATGAACAGGCTAATTGGAACTCTAAATATGGTTCAATTGGTCAAGGTAGTGCTGGAGGCACAGGTAGCGGGGGTAGTGGATCAATTAATGGTATTAGCCCAGACGTACTTAGTCGTGCGGCTTACTTACGTACCCTTGGTCCAGAGGGTATAGCTGAAGCTAATAAAATGATGAATACAGCTACCTTAGAATCTGATAAAGCTAAAGTAGGCTTTCAAAATAGTGGTCCCGGCAGAACACAACAAACATATACAATTAAAACTCCTAATGGTGTTATTCAACAAGATTTGGATCCTACTCAATGGGCTCAAGCACAACAATCTGGAAAATTACCTGATGGTACTCCTATTCTTGCCGCGGGGCCAACTAGACCAAACGTAGAGGCTCCTAATGCAGTGGCTCCTAATGCAGTGGCTCCTAATGCAGTGGCTCCTAATGCAGTGGCTCCTAATGCCAATGATGTGGCTACGGTTGAGTCTAATCATAATCCTAATGCTATTGGCCCATATGTTCCCGGACAAGGTAGGGCTAAGGGTGAGATGCAGGTAATGGATCGTACAGCAATTGATCCGGGGTTTGGTNTTAAGCCAGCTCAATTAACCGGCGACAAAGATCATGATAATGCTGAATTGGCTCGCGAAGGCAGAGACTATCACACGGCTCTTGTTAAGNACTATGGAGACGCTACTTTAGGAACTGCCGCATATAATTGGGGCCCGGNCAATATGGATAAGTGGCTTGCCAATGGTGCTGATATTAGTAAATTGCCTGCAGACGTAAGAGACTACGTAGGTAAAGCTTACATGGCTCATGCTCTATCTAATCGTCAACCTCAAGCTGCTCCAGCACAAGCTGCTCCAGCACAAGCTGCTCCAGCACAAGCTGCTCCAGCACAAGCTGCTCCAGTGGCATTATCTGGACCTAATGAAGCTAGAGTAATTGCTCATTATAATGATCCTAGATATCAGCCACAAAATAATAAAGAATTTGAAAAACAAAAAGCAGACTTGGCTGAGGCTCAAAAAGCAGACATTGCTGCTGAAGCTGCAACACACGCGGCTAGATTAAAAGGTACAGCATCCGAATATGATATGTCTGGTAAAGCTGCAGGTAAAATGACAGGATTGGCTCAACAAGCACCTGAAGTAATTGCTGCTGCTGATGCAGTAATAAATCATGCAACTACTCACCCAGAAGAATTCGGGTACATGCAACAAAAAGGGTTTACTGCCCCTATTCTTGCCGCCTTATCAGCAACTCCGAAAATAGAAGGGGCAGTTGAAAAGGTGTTATCTTTAGCACACCCTAGTGTGGATGAGGCTGGAACCACTCAGGCACAAAGACGGTCCACTTCTGATTCAAACGCTCAAAAACTAGGACTACACTATGCCGCAGAAATGTTTGCCGGCTCTGGTGCTCGTTTAGGTTTTGGATTAGAAAAAATGGCGGCCGATGCCAAGGGTGTGGGTACACAGTTCCCGGCACCCACTAATATAGCAAACGCAAAACTAATTAAATTAGCGGCTCAAAAATCTCAAGATATGGCTCCGCTTTGGGATGCTTATCAAAAAGCTGATACCTCTGGTGAGGCTAAATACTCTTCATTCCTACAATCTCCTCAGGCGAGAGCTGTTGAGGCTAAGTGGGACCCTGCGTTTAAAGCTTGGGTTGATGATACTAAAAAGTCTGCCCCGGGATACTATAACTCTTTACTAAATACTAATCAAAAGAAACCTGATATTAACTCATTTTTTAAAAAGGACCGGGGCTAGTATATGGCATATGAGGACTATGTAAATGCCGCCAGGAATTCTGGAGTTTCTGAAGAAGAAATTGCCAGAACAATAGCTGGCCATCAAGGGCAAGACCCTAGNTCTGTTGACGCTGCGTTTAAGGCAGGACACTCTTATACAGATATTGCTAATCATTTGTCTGGTGCTCAACCCAAGGGGGAGTATGAGGGGGACCCACTAACAGCTGCTATAGCTGGAGGTATTGGTGGTGGGATATTAGGTGCTGGATCATTATCAGCACAGTCAATTTATAAAAAACTTTTAGCATCACCTCAAATTGCACCTCAAGCAGCACCTCAAGCTGCACCTCAAGCTGCACCAGAGCCAGTTGTTGAGGCGCCTATTGCCCCAATCGATATTCCTCCCGAACCAAATACAGCAGGTGATTTAGTTGGTAGAGATAAATGGAACAGTAAATTAACTGGGGCCTCTGTTCCGGGGTCTCAAATGGACGCAGCGTCTTTGGCTAAAAATAGAGACCTTATGAACGCCGCCCGTGAAGTTGGTGGATCTTTACACCCCTCAGGAATTATCTTAGGGGCTCAGGATACCCACGCTGCTGCTGTGGCAGATCAGCAATTAGCAATAGCAAGAAATGCTCGAGTTCAAGCCGCGGCACATGATGCACAACTACAACAAGACGCCAGAATGTCTGCCCAATTAAAAACTGAACAAGCCGCTAAGGCAGCCAAAGCGGCTGAAGATGCATCATTGGCGGGTCGTACAAAGTCGGTTGTTTCTGGTGCACAAAAAATAGCACGCCCTGTTACTAATGTAGCATCAAAAATAGCAGGTATTCCAATATTGGGTCATGCTTTGGCAGGTGCTGGTGCTCTAGGTGAGGCACAAGATGCTTATGATAGATTTCATCATGATGACTATTTAGGTGGTGTTATTAGTGGCTTAGGCGCCTTAGGTTCAGCAGCATCAGCATTCCCGTACCAACCGCCAGTCTGGCGCGGCGCTGAGGCTGCAGTAGGAATGGGAGCCCCTGCACTTAACTACGGAATTGATTATCTTAGAAAGCCAGTACATAAAGCCAAAGGTGGCTCAATGGAAGCATTTAATGACCCTATGCATAATATTGGCAATGATCTTAGTACTGGATATAATAGACTCAAACATGGTCAGGCTATGTTTACAGGCCAACCAATAGATGAGGCTTTAGACGAGCAATTACTAAACCACTTACAAGGCAAAGAGGCAAGACCCGTAGAAGAGAGCTACAGTAACTTCTATGATCAGCCTACAGGTATGGCGGGTGGAGGTGCAATTCAAGCATACTCTGATGCTCTTTCTATGCCATTTATTGATCACAGTCTTTGGTACGAGAACAACCTGCCACCGATGTTAGATAAGTATAATAAGAAGATTGGGCCTAAACGTATCGAGGGTGGCCCAAGAGACACAGCGGCTGAATTTGCTGGCGCGGCAGACTACGGACAACGTGCACCGGCAGACTACAACCGAGCCTTAGAGAATGCCACATACTACCAAAACTCATACAACAAAGGCAAAAACGCGGCAGACAATATCACACAAGACGCCGCAGGATTAGCCTTGGGTATGTGTAACCCTTTAATGCCTAAAAAAGACCTCGTTAAACAGGCAGTTAAGTATGGCCTGTCTAACGA